TGGGCAAAAAACAATGGATTTCTAAAAGGTGCATCTATTCCTTCTAAAGATGCAGCTACTGTTAGATCTGACATTGCTTCTGCTGGATTTTTGGACGTGTTGTCTTCTATTATGAGGACAAATAATCGTCAAGGATTTATTTTTTGGCAGTTTCCAACCACTGTAATTGATTTTGGCAAAGGTAACGGGGACACAATTAAAATACCTAGAGCTGCTTATCTACCATCTCCTGTTGATCCAGATGACAGATTATTGTCTTCTGCTTCTACTTACACCAGAATTGATGCTGGTAACCAAAGCCTATCAACCGGCGTTGTTTCCGCTGAACTCAGAGAATGGGGTTTAGGTAGAAATTCCCAATATCCTCCTGTCACTTTAGTTAGTTTCGTAACAGCCTATTCAATGATTGAGTTAATTAGTATATTGAATAGAAACCTAATGCGAGACTACAACGTATGGGAAGACATGAAGATTAGAAGTCTTTGGACTCCTACATCTAGAGTGGTATATAACGCTGGCAACAAAGTTGTAACAACTGTTTCTGCCGTCAATGCTATTCCTACCGGAAGTGGAACCTTGACTCGTAAATTCTTAGCTGCGTTATACGGCTACATGAAAGAGCAGCAAATCCCACCCTATGCTAACAATAGCTATGGATTAGTTCTTAACTCTACTGCCTTAACACAGTTAAAGCAAGAATACGATAGATTATGGCATGCGTCTACTCCACAAGAATTACAAAGTTTAACAGAGTTTTTAAATCCTTCTGTCATATATCCAGGTGAAACAGATAAAATCTCTGGTTATGCTGGTAGATTTGAAAACTTTGAGGTGTTTGAAACTAATGCTTACGGCGTAGGTGCAGCTGGTTCTGCCGGTGTTCAAAACGAAACGGTAAACAACGCAAGTCGCGTTACTCACACTAGTTTTGCTTTTGGATCTGACTCAATTGGTCGTGGTATTGGGACTGAAATGGAGATTAGGTTTGACGACGATACAGACTTTGGTCGCGCTAGTCGTGCTATTTGGCGTTCTGAAGAATCTTTTGTACAATTAGACGTAGATCCAGTAGCTAGTGACACTCAATCAGTGAAGCAGCAAACTAGGGTTATACAGGTTCGCACACTACTTGACGCTATTGCATAATGAGTGAACTAATTGATTTTACCCCAGAAGAATCTACTAAAGAAGCCAAAAAAACAAAACCTAGGGCAGAAAAAACCATAGATTTTGTTCATCCTGGTTTTTCTAGTGAAGGTAAATGCCTTCATTGTGGTGAAGGCATTAGAACAGATTATTACGGTAATATTTTTTGCGTTAACTTTGTAATTGAATGCCCTAACTATAAAGACAGAAAGGAGGTTAGATAATGCCTTTATTAGATACCATTCCAGCTCGTTATCAGCATGACACAATTGGTGGATTAGTAAAAGTTATATATGAGTTTAAAGAATCTGGTGGAGCTATAGGAAATATTCCTCTTGAGTTGGAGTTACCCAGTGAAGTTATTATTCACAGAGGATTTCTAGACGTATCTAGGGCATTTGCCGGCACTACAGGCACCACTACTGTTGGGTTATCTTTTATTGGATCTGGAACACAAGCTATCCTTAGTGCTACTGCTATAGCTTCTGTAACTGGTGTTGTTGCTTTAACTGCAAACACAACACCAGTTAAACTTAGTAGCACAAATACTACAAAGACAGCTAAATTAAATTTAGTAATAGCTGGAGCTGTAGTAACAGACGGCAGAGCTAATATTTATATACAATACTTTGGAGTATAAAGATTATGCCGTGGTTATCTAACGCCGAATGCTTACAATATTCGCCTGGAATTACGTTAACCGGTGAAGCACTAACCACTGCTATATCTTTAGCACAAGTATTAGCCGAAGGCATAAACGGTTCTAATAGAAACTTAGAAATAGCCTCTTATAATAGAGTCATAAAACTACCTCGAAATGGACGCGTTAAATTTCCGTTATTACCAGTAATACAATCAGTCTCGCCTGTTATAAGAATACGTGGGACTGATTTACCTCCTAGATTCGGTGTCTACTCAACTCAGGAATGGGAAACATTAACTATAAATACAGATTATTTAATAGATTATGACAACAATGAAATAATTTTATTAGGTTTGTCAAGGTTATTAAAACAAGAATATATCCACAGTGGGTTTAGAAGATATCAAAAAACTCCTACATCACCTCACTCTAAAAAACAAATAAAAATAACCTTTTCTAGTGGATTAAATTTTAGCCAAACCACAGAAGAAATTTTAACAATAAAAAGAGCTTTAGCATCAATAGTAGCTATTAGAACGTCTCCTCAATCCCAGGGTGTTAAAAAAATTGACGTATCAGATGATCAATATAGCGTAACTTATGCTTCGCAATCAGACTATATTGGAATAACAAAAGATATAGGAGTTGGCAGTCCAGTCAATGAACTTTTGTCTATATTTAGAAAATATAGACCCACTGAGGTATCTACATGAATATTGAAATGTTAACAGCTTCTGCTTTACAATATTTACCAGATAATTATTTTAGTACATCTAATTTAGAAATAACATTTACAACAGGAAGTGGAGCGTTTGTTGCAGACCCAGAAACTGGCAACTACATACAACAGCCTGGTACTCCTATAATTATAACTGCTTCAGCGTCAGAAGACGAAGACTCAGGTAACCAACCTATACCAGGTAGCCAAGGTGTCGTTGTATTAAACTTAAAAGGTAGGTTTATTAATCCTAAACTAATACCAGCTGCAATAAAATTAGATTCTATTGGTACTGCAAAACTAACTAACAATGATGGCTTAATAGTAAATGGTATATGGAAATTTACGACTATCATTCAAAATCGCATCAATTCTTATACGGCAAAAAGAGGTACATTTTTTAAAGGAACCATAACTACTGGATCTGCTGTCTAAGTGTTGACAAAAATAAAATAATCAATATAATAAAGAAAAACCCAAATGAAATATGATTTACATCCTAAAAGACAACAGCATTTGTCCATTCTCTAATTATGTAATAACCAATAGCTATGGAACAATGTTTCTGGGAGCAAAATGGTATAAAGAGGCAAGAATTAAAGTCAAAGAAAATCTACAAGCTTTAGCTATAGGAAATAATGCTAAGCTTAAAAGCAGATTAACTTTGAATGGTAACACAATTAATAATGTAATAACTTTTGATTTTGACAATTTTGACGGGTGGCATCACATCAATGGAAAAATATACAAAGATTTAGAGTCAGCCTTGATGGCATAATATGTTAAAATACCCCTAGCGTTAGAGGTATTTTTATGGAATATGTAAATCATCCAGAGCATTATAAATTAAAAAATAATAAAGAAGTAATAGATATTTTAGCGGAAACTCTTACCGCAGAAGAGTTAAGAGGGTTTGTGTTAGGTAATGCAATAAAATATATTACTAGATCTGCTTACAAAGGCAAAGAATTAGAAGATTTGGAAAAAGCTAAATGGTATTTAGAGTGGTATTTGTCTTTTAGAAAATTATCATGACATTTTTGGACGCTAAACTATAAACTTTTTGTGTATCTCGCCATCTACAATTTCTAATGTATGATTCCATTTACAAGCTATAGATTTACTTATATTAAAATGCTTTTCACACCACCTATAACTTTTGCCCTCTGATAAAGCAGTTAAAACATTTATTTTTAAATAATCTCTAAACGATACCCTGCCAACTGGTGCTGCATTATGTAAAAACTGCGCACCACAATTCTTACATAAATAATTTTGTTTTTTTCGTTTTAACCCGTTTTTTACAATATTAGTGCTATTACATTTATTGCAAAATAGTTTTTCTTGTGCTAATAATTTAAGTTTTACAAAAGCTTCTGATTCTAACGCTTTTAATTCTTTTAAAGATATGCCTAATATATTCTTAGTTTCGTTAAAATTGTAACCATATAAATGTATATACTCTACAACCATTCTGTGTCGAGCAGAAAGCTTGTTTAATAAAATTTGTAATTCTTGATCATCTTGGTTTAATCCATTAACTGGCAACTCTGGTAATTCTTGATAAACATCAGTGCAAGCAATTTCTGCTTTTTGCGCTAAAAACAAATCATACCCTAACTCTTTAGCTGCGTTTTCATAGCTTATACTTTGTTTAGCTGCGTGTTTTTTAACCTTTTGATAAATTGATTGTAGTTTTCTAGGAATTCTTACTATTTTAGATTTATCCCGTAAATACATTAAAATAGCACCTTTTACAGTAGGCATAGCAAAACTACAAAATTTAACGCCTTTATTAGGATCATATCTTTCTACAGCTGATATTAATCCCATAGACCCTATTTGCACCAAATCGTCTATTGGCACAGTGCAAATTTTACTTAGATTAAATGCTACGTCGTATACAAGCCTTAAATTGTTTTCGATTATTCTATTTCTTAACCTTATGTCTTTAGTTTTATAAAACTCAACTAAAAGTGTTTCATTGTCTTTAAAATTATTCATAACAACCTCAATCAACTATTATAATTTTAAGGCAATTATAAAAATAAACATGATAGCAAACTGGAATAATATTAATATACCTAGATCCAGGACAGCCATTCTTTCCTGGCATAAAGGTTACCCACAAAAATCTTCTTATGCTGCAATTGTGCATGAAGGAGGAACTACAGCTAAAGGCGTAGGAGTACCATCTAGACCATGGGTTAGCGATACAATCAGTAGTTTTACAGGTAATAGATTTAATCAATCTAAAAATTATCACATTATGATGTCTCAAGATATTGAAGACTGGTTTGACGCTATAGCAGAAGATTTTGGACAAGCTTGCCAAACACAAATGGAACAAGTTGTATATGATTGGGGTACAACAACGCTTAGGGAAAATGGAGAACTTGTTAGCAGTCCAAGGAATATAATAGACATGGGACACCTAAGAGATTCTTATCAAATTGAATTTATATGAACGCATCAGAATTAAACGCAAGATTAAGAGTTTTGTTATCATCAGAACTTGGCACTTATAGTAACGGCACTGCATCAATCTGGGTTTATGGGTCTAACTCTTTACCACCTTCTGTTAGCAATGGAATGGAGTGTTTAATTAGGCAAATACCAATAGGTTACGCTCGTTCTTCTAGTTCTGGTCAAAAATATAAACCACAGGAATGGGAAATAACACTTAAAAACTATAAAAAAGATAGCAGCATAGATAAAGCTATTAGAAAAATTGAGCAGTCTTTTGCGATTAACGAAGTAGTTCACATGCCATTTACTACCGAAACTATAGAACAAGCTAGAATAAGAATTAAAGACCCTATATTTTTTAAATCTTTATAACTTAAAATGGCAAAGATATAAACAGAAGAGTTATATATAAAAACATGCCTTTGGCTACAGCTTCAACTATTTTACAAGATTATAGTCTTGAATTAATGCTTTTAGCTCAAGACCAATTTGGAGCGCCTAATAGAAAAATTGCAACTGATACTTTAACTGCAACAGCAGCAAATATTGGTGCTTCAACTTTAAGTTTAAGATCTAATAATACTAGAGGAACTTATTTGCGAGCCGGTACAGGGTTGTCTTTTTTGGCTGGCTCAGGAGCGCAAAGCCGTCGCCAAGCAATAGTTTTAGACGATGTAGAAGTTTCTAATTCAACAGACACAACTGTTAACGTATCTCCTTTGTCTAGAGCAATTCCTGTATCTTCTACAGCCACTGTAGTAGCTCCTATTTCTTTAACCGCAAACCAAGGATCCACAGGAACTTCTGTATACGTTACATCAAACGTAGCTTCTCCAATATTAATTCCATCTGGAACATCATTAACTTTTCAATCTGCTGGAACAACAATAACTACTGTAGGTTCTGCGGTTATTCAAACAGGTTCCGTAACTGCTACAGCTTCTATAAGTGGAGCAACTGGCAACGCATCATTACAGAACACTAATTCTTTTCCAGTAACAATACCCGCTGCATCTATTTTGGATTTTAGCGCAGGTGCCGGAACAAAAGTTTATACTATAACTAATGCCACAACTTTAAATCCAGGACAAACATCTAATGTCGCTTACACAGGTGGTAATGGAACTACAGCAATAAACGACACAGCTTTAGTGCCAACTGTTATTACTGCTTCTGGAAGTGTAACAATTACCAAAGGAAACGCTGCTAGATTTTTAACTGGATTAATTCCCTTGTGTGGTGTTAATCAAATTGATTTAGCCAACCAAGAAACACAGGTAGATACTACTAATTTGCAGTCTGGATCCGGCACTGAATATGCTTTAGTCAGAGTAGCTCGCTCCTATACAATTAATGGTATAGCATTAGCAGGTGACGAATGTTTAGAAACAGTTGTAAAACCAATTGCAGCTTTTAATTCTGAATTACTAGGCAGAGAAGTTTATGCGGTAGCCACCTTTCCAGACGGAGAAAGATTAGCTGGTGCAGCAAAAATTACTGCATTTAATATGCCTGCTAACCAAAACGAAGTTAAAAAATATAGCTTTAACCTTACTTTCCAAGGTAGAGCATTTAATTGGACTGCACCTTATACATTCGCGTAATTACAGGAGTTTTCGTCATGCCTTTAGCTACCGCATCAGTAATCTTACAAGATTATTCTTTAGAAATTGGTTTATTACCTTTAGTTGCATCTGGAGCAGCTACCGGAACCAGTAATAGAACTGTTAGTGAAGTAACATTGACTACTCACACAACTACAGCTACTGTAGGATCTAACTCAATTACTCTCGGACTTATACCTACTTTTACTGTAAATTCAGGGTCATTTATAATAAGAGAAGGTAGTGGATTGTCTTTTAGCACTGGAACAACAGGTGCAAGAGCAAGAAGACATTGTATTGTTTCAGCAGACGTAACCATAAATTCTGCAGCTGCAGCTGGTAGTACAACAATTAGTGTAATTGGTTTAGATAAAGATATTCCTGCTGGTGCAACTGCTGTTTATCCTATTATTGCATCTAGCGCAAACGACGGTATTACAACTACTGGATTATATCCTTTAGCTGGTGTTACCCAAATTGATTTAGCCAACCAAGAAACACAGGTGGATACCACAAACTTCCAATCTGGATCGGGTACTGAAATGGCTTTAGTCAGAGTAGCTCGAACATATACCGTAAGTGGCATTGCATTAGCTGGTGACGAAGTGTTAGAAAACATTATTAAACCAGTTGCAGGCTTTAGGGGGTTTATGTTTAATCGTGAACTCTATGCCGTAGCAATGTTCCCAGACGGAGAAAGATTAAGAGGTGTTGCTAAAATTACTGCGTTTAATATGCCTGCTAACCAAAACGAAGTTAAAAAATATAGTTTTAACCTCGCTTTTCAAGGCAGACAATTCTACTGGGATGCTCCTTACGTATTCGCTTAATTAAAAATGACAGCTCAACCATTAACCAACACATCTATAGAAGTAATGGTATTACCTGTTGACTCTAATGGTAATACCATTACTCAGGTTAACAAAACTGAGATAGAGGTGTTAGAAGATGCATTACCAGGAGCTAGTCAATTAAAAGTAAAAGCATCTTTTGATGTGTTTATATCTTCTGGTACTGCACTTTCTTTTGCTCATCCAGACTTTCTTGAAATACCAGCAAGCAGAAAACAGGTTATAGTTTTAAACGACTATACTTTGTCTGGTGATTCTCAATATATACAAACTAGTGGGCTACTTCAAAGTATAAAAGAAGATGAAATAGCTTATCTTGTAGAAGGTATTTTACCATTAAATGGTGTACAAACCTTAGATTTATCATCACAAGAGACACAAGTTGATACCACTAACATGGCATCTAAAAAAGGTGTTTATAGTGTATTTGTAAGGCACGCTATGTCTTGTGCTATAGCTGGAATTGCGTTAGCTGGAGATAAAGCATTAGAAACTGTAATTAAACCAGTTGGCATGTTTTCTAATGTTTTATTTGGTAGAGATATTTATGCTATAATAACATTACCAGATGGTGAAAGATATGCAGGAATTGCCAAAATAGGATCTATGTCTTTACCCGCCAATCAAAACGAAGTAAAAAGATTTTCATTTACTTTAGTTTACCAGGGTGAAATGCTAGAATGGAATCCACCGTTTAATTTTGATACCTACGAATGAAGATTTTAGCTGACTCATCCAAAAAACTAGCCGTATTAATAAACTGCACAAAATATGCAGATAAATTACTTTGTGGTGCTGCTGTTTTCCAGGGGGGACTTAGTGGCACTATTGCAGTAGGCGATGAATACAATAGTTTTTTAATTAAAATACCTGAGTCAGTTGGCAAATCTGCTACAAAAGAATGTTATGCTGATGAGTACGATTCTTTGGAGTTTGAACTATGCGCCCGTTAATTCCCGTCTCTAAGAAAAATCAAGAAATAGTAGAAGTAGGAGGTTTATACTTCCTTAAAAAATATGGTGTTACAATTGGTGAAAGATGTAAGCTTAAAACCGCTGAAGATAAAAGGCAATTAGTAGCTGTTACTGTACAACAACTAATTCAAAAAATCGCCAAACAAAAAAACATTACACTAAATGCGGCACAAGAAATATTAGCTCCTACAGGCAAAGGTGATACCACTGTAGATAACACCGATGTTTTAATTGAGTACGCAGAAGATTTAGCTAAAATTAGTAGCTCCTCTAGTGATATCCAAATTAATATGGATGTTACTGTGGCTACTATTATGATTCAGAAAAGAGTTGTATATCCAGTTAAAGTTGCAAAGGCAGCGTCTTTTAATGACAAAACTTTATATGTAGAAAAGTCTGAGTTAACGTTAACAGATAAAATGTCAATCCGTTTTGGTAATGCACCTAATTTTGTCTATGCGGTTGTAGATGCAAATCATCAATCAAATTCTGATAAAATCAAAGTAGCTCCATTAGCCGGTAATATTAGTCAAGATAGCGTAGGTTTTGTGTATGACAAAAATGACCAATTAGTTATTGGAGCTGAATGGTCAGAAGAAGACACTATGAACTTAGATGAAGAATTAGTAAAAGCTATTTACGACTTTTATACTGGTGAATCTACCAAATGGCAAGAGGTAGAATTACCTACTGAGTCCAAGGGGGAGAATCTGGAGGAACCCAGGTTCCCCGAATTAACTGGGAAGAAATCTACTGGAGAATCCAGTCCTACCGAATAAATGACAAACGATTTATTGACTGGGAAACTTTCCTGGAACAGCTTGATTATGTGGCTTTTGAATGTATTAACCACATAGAAAAACTACGCCAGGAACAAGCCAATATAGACGGAAGAGTTCACGCAATTGGTTGGTCTGGTTTATTTAACGCATTTAGCGGTGATAAAAACAGCGCACCAATTAAATTTACTGAACTACTTCCGTTCCCAGACCAAATTAAGGAACAAAAGCGTAACAAAGTAAGTGATAAAACCCGAATTATTATTAATGAAGCTATTAAAAAACGAGAACTACCAATACAAACCCTAACCGCGTTAGCAATGTTGCTGGAACTGTGACCTTTTTTTGATAGCATCTTTCCTTAATTTCTGGTAATTTTTCTTTAACTTACTTCTAAAATCCTGAGTGTTATGGTTCTTCCATACTGGGTTGTCTTTATTAACAACCCAGTTATCAGAAGAATGGCATATATACTCATGACAAGTTTTACAAACTGGAAATATATTGTCTCCAAACCTATCACCAGACCTTCTATAAGCAGCGTGGTGTATTTCCACAGATCTGTTTACGCAACAGCAACAACAAATATTACCAGTGCGTAAATGAGCTTGGTGTACTACTTTTTTGTAATTTTCTATGTTGCCATATCTTTGCTTATAATCATCCATAAAGTTAACTTGGTTGTAAAACCAAGTGTATAGTGCATCAATTTAACTGTATACCCAAATCATGTATTTGACTACTAGAGAGATATTGATAAGCGGTACTAGGATGTATCTGGTTGTGCATTAATTCTTTTTTACTAATTATTTTATCTAATAAAGTAAAAGACAATACTCTAATACCAGTTGCTTTGTTTTTTAATCGCAGCATTGTGTTTATTTCATTAACTGAACTACAAACCTGATTGGAATAACTCCAATCTTCTTTTGTTTTTGTACCAGCTATTTCTCCAGTAAACCAACCAACTACACCTGAATTGATTTTACTAAATTGATAAACTAACCCCACTTCGCAATATCTAGGACACAATGGTCTTAATATTATATCTTTGGATCCACTAGATATCAACTTTACCTCCTTCTCTGTTAAAGTAATTAACAACACAGAGGAAAATTGATTATCAGCTAAAAACTCCATGGTGCGTCTCATATCAAAAGTAGATAAATATTGCAACGCTAAAGCAGGAGTTGAAGACTCTACTAAATTCCAGCATTGTTGAATTACATCAATAACTACATTCTTTCTGTCTATAAGCTTTTGTATTTCAACTGCTACATCAAATGCTTTTTTATCTTCAAAACAAATTAAAGCAGAACTGGGATTGAACTCCCAAATCTGCCAAAGCAACTCAGGCGCATTGTGTCTACTTAGTAAAATCCCAACATCCTCTGCTATTTTATTTTTGCGTTGGTTAAATGACACCACGCTAAATTCATCGCTAAATTCTAAATTAAAATACAACTCTTGTAATCCCTTGGTCATGTCATCATACTATTAATGGACACAAAAATTATAACTTATTTTAATAATAATAAATCAGTAAAATTACAAAAATTTAAGATTTTGTATACAATACTTTTACTTTAATTAACTCTTTATCTTGTTGCAATACTCTTAATCTTGTGCAAACCAATTGAGGCGAATATTTGTCAAAATGCGCTACAACTTCATAGAAAGTTTTAGGAGTTTCAAGAAATTGTATAATTAAATTATCTAACTCAGTGTAATCCATGTTTTTAAGGTAATCTTAATAAGAGTATAACATTGGCACTAATTTATTTTCCATAAGTAACAGCAGTAATTATAATTACATAGATTTTACGACATGATAAATAGCACAATTTAACTATATCTATAAACAAATCTTGAATTACCTTTAAAAACAAAAGTAATCCAGCAACTACAAAAATTAAGCGGTCAACAAAAGTAATTAATTTTTGCGAGTTTCTACATATTTGATAAACAATTTTGTACTGACTATCAGTAGCATGTATAACTATAAGATTAACATTTTTTATTTTAATTCTAATGTAGTCTAATATTTGAGATTCATAGTCTGCTATTTTCTCGCACACAGAAGACTTACAACTAATAAAAACATCAGTTTGATTATCTTTTTGGTAGTCTACGCAGGATATAGTACAATCATTTAATATACTGACAACAATCTTTAAATCTTGCATTAGTAAAATCCTTTACAGTTTTTTAAACTATAATTTTACTTTAACTACTTTTAAATTTAATTAGTTTTATATGCAACATTATTCCAAAAATCTTCTAACCTGCTCAAAAGTTGCTGTAAATCCAGAAGTAGTATCATTTAGTATTTGTACAGACCATTCACTACACGCATATAAATTACCATCATCTGTAGTGCCGTCCAAACTGTCTAACGACAATCTAAAAGCTCTGCCATTTCTTTCTTTTAAGAAGGCATCCACATCTAACGCTTTGTTATTGGGTAGATTAACTGATATGCTCCAAGAAGATGTGGTAGGATTTATGGTATACTTACTAGAGCGACCCTCCACACCATTATCTCCAAACTTGGATATATTTAATGCAGGAACTTCTGTGATAGAATTATCCCAATTAGGTATAAGCGGAATCAAAGGA